AGCGGTGTGGACGTGACCTGAGAAGCCGCCCAGCGTTGCATTAAAGCCGGTTACGGCTGAGTTGAAATGAGCAACCCAGTACTGTTCTCGCTCCGACGCCTGATCGGGCTCAACCTGTTCGAGAATCTCTGCCGTAAACGCCTTGGCGCTGTATCGAGCAATAGCCTTTGCTAGCTTTCTGCATCGAGACCCTGGTCGTTGATGCTGGCGCCAGCGATGCTCAAGCGCAAAAGTTGTTGTGCCGATGTAAGTTCTGCCACTTCTTCTGTGGGTGATTTTGTATATAATCATCTATTTAGTCCTATCGTGTCTGCGCGTTAAACTGTCTAACTATATAGAATTTATCAATTTTACTCAACTGCACAAATACTTTATACTGTTTTGTAAGAAACGATCCCTATTAGGAGGAATATAAATGAAAAGCACTAAGAAAGCCGAAATGCAGGCTCAAGCGATTGCAGAGAAACTCTCTCTACGTTTGAAAGGTTCTGCGACTCTGGACACAGTACGTCAATCAAAAGATGCTAACGGCTGGCCCGTTCTGATCATCTCTGATGGCGGAGTAGAAACTTCTACTTCAGCTGTTGTAGCTGTCCGTATCTCTGCTATTGATGCAGTTTCTAAAGACATCTTTGGAAATCAGTTGACAGCATTCAACCCACAATTAACAGAAGTGTTTGTTCAGACGGCAGTAGCCATCTCTGAAAAAGACATGTTGATCATCGGTTATGAAGTTTGCCGTCGTGCAGACATCTTGCAGTCTAAAACGACTCAAGCAGCACAAACTGTTGAATCACAATTGGATGACGCTGCGACTACTCTAGACGCTGAAATCTGCGAAATCCGCTAATAACGGCCCAACCAGAGGAAGGCGAGAAGTATGAATAAAAAATATACAGAGCAAGAACTGAACGCTCTAGTCTCGGAAATCGAGACACAGTTTAGTTCTCATCTCGCTAAGGCTGAAGACACCGCAACCACTACTGAGCTTGAAAAAGCTGAGAAGATCGCTAAATGCGGCGAAATGGCCAAGGACGAAGAAGAGTCTAAGGAAGAAAAGAAAGACGAAGACAAGAAAGAAGACGAAAAGGACGAAGAGAAACAAGAGGACCCTAAGAAAGAAGACGAAAAGCCTGCTTTCATGGAGAAATCTGACTACTCTGAAGACGACAAGTCTGAGCTTAAAGAGCTTTATACTGGAATGTCTAAGTCAGAACGCGAAACACACTACGAGGCAATCAAAACGGTAATGGCCTCTGACGTTGCAGCTGAACCAGCTAAAACAGAAGAGAAACCAGTCGAGATGAAGAAGTCTGAGCAAAACAACGAAATCGAAGCTTTAAAAAAGAGCAACGAAGAGTTGAAAGCCAGCATGGAAACTCTAGTAGCTGCTATGAAGTCAAAAGTTAAGACTGCGCCGAAAGGCAAAGCCGTAACTGGTCTATCTGCTCTAGATAAGAGCGAAAAGCCGGCTGCACCAGCAATGTCTCGTGAAGAAGCAAAAAAGGTCTTGAGCAAGAAAGCAGCAGGTCCGTTAGAGAAATCTGAACGTGAACTGATTAATGCATTTTGCTATGGACAGGTTGGATTAGAAAAAGTCCAGCATTTACTAAACTAAATAAACGAGGGACTGTTTTTAGTCCCTCCAACTTTTTAAAAAAAGAAAGAAACAAGGAGTAACAATGAACTTCGTAGAAGAGATCAAATCTCTCGTAAAGGCTTTGGAAGCTGGTAATTATAACCAAGCTCCTGGCACTTTGAACCAAGGCGCTTCCCTTCAAGTGGAAGATCTTTCTCCAGTTATGCACAACGTAACTTGGGAAGACAAACATATCAAATTGCAAAAAATGCTTTCTAGCAAAGAAGCAAAAGGCACTTTGATCCAATTCAACCGTCAATTAGACTACGGTACCTTCGGTGGTAGCGCTCAGTATGAAGGCGGCATTGGAGAAGAAGACACTTCAAGCTTCGTGCGTGAAGTTGTTCCAATGGCATACTACAGCACAGTAAGACGTGTATCTGTAGCTGCTAACATGATCAGTGCATTCGACGGCCAAAAAGCTGAAGACCGTGCTTCTGATGACGGCGCTAAGAAAATCGCCGGCGACGTTGAATTCGACTTGTTCCGTGGTCAATCTGACTACTCAAATGGCGGAGTGTTTGACGGTAACCCGTTAGCAGCTGCTCGTTTACCGAACATGCGCGGAGTTGATGCTCAAATTCGTGAATCTGACGCTCAATCAAACTCTCAAGACTTGATGTTTGCTGAGTACGGCAGTGACCAAACTGTTATTATCTCTGTAGACGGATCTCTTTCTCAGTCTCACATCGAAGACGCAGCGGTTCGTTCAGCAATGAATCACGGATCTGCTGACAAATTGATGCTTGACCCTGTTTCTTTGTCTGCGTACAACAAAATTGCGCACGCAAAAGAGCGTATCATGCTTGCTGGCAGCCCACAAGGCGCTTCAGGAGCTGATCTTCGCAAACAGTGGACATCGTCTGCTTTAGTAGACCTTGAGCCTTCTCGTTTCTTGTCTGGTAAAACTAAGCCTGCACGTGCTCGCCAAGGTTCTCCAAATGCTCCAGCTTTATCTGCTGCTGCTTCTGGATCTTCTGCGATCATCCCTGCTGGAACTTACGCTTACTACGCAACAGCGGTTAGCGAACGTGGCGAATCTCTTCCTTCAGCAGCGGTATCTCAAGCAGTTACTTCTGGTCAAGAAGTTGATTTGACTATCGGCGCGGTTTCTGGAGCTAAGTACTTCAACGTATACCGTTCTGAAGCTGGCGGCAACGCTGCTTCTGCAAAATTCATCGGTAAAGTTAAAGCTGCTTCGACTTCGAACACTTTGTTCACTGATCTTGGCAATCGTTCACCGGGTGCGGTTACTGGCTTCTTGCTTCAGTCTGACACTATGGCTATTCACCAGTTAGCTGCATTCAGCAAACTGAAAATGGCTGTTTCTGACCTTAGCTTGCCTGAAGCTTCTTTCCGCTTCTTGTGTGTGGCAGTTTACCAACCAAGGAAAAACGTCCTCCTCGAAAATATAGACGGCCAACTGTAAAAATTACTAATAATTATAATTAGTTATAAAGAGCCCGACGAAAGTCGGGTTTTTTATTGCAATTTGCAGAAACCAAGGGATACTAACCTTAAAGTAGGTTTTATGCCAAAATACAATTCTAAGAATCTCTGTGAACAGCTAGAACAAATCAAAGCTATGAACGCTGAGGGTTCTAAAGTTTCAGAAATTGCAATAATTCTAGGATGTGCCCCAGCCTCCATAAGAAAAATGCTTAAAAAGCATTCGATAAACATCGCCCCTGTTCCGCCTAAACTCAAAGATGCAGAATGCCAAGTTTGTAGAAAAATTTTTATATACAAGTATAGTGGAAGAAACAAAGTATGCTCTGAAGTGTGTAGAAGACAAGCCATAAGCTTAGGCAAGACAAAGTATACAAAAGCAGACAAAGAGCTAGTTATGGCACTTCGAACTCAGGGCTTAAAGATCAAAGAAATAGAAAAGCAAACTGGTATAAACATCAATACTGTCAAAAAGATCAATAGCATTAATGGCCTTCTTTCTGTAGAAGAACGCCAACATCGATGTAAAGTTGGGCGCCTTGCAAGTAACCCAGAGGCTTATGCTGACATGCGAAATGCTTATTTAAAGAAAGCTACAAGTTCAGAGTCCTTAGAAGCAGTAAAAGCAGAACTGTTACTATTGGGTTGGGAGTATGTTTCAGGTTTTACCAAGAAAACTAGCTCTTTTCTGATCCGATGTCAGAGTTGCAATAATAAAAGAGAAACCAGTAAGCTTTGGACTGTTCAAAAAGGTGCCTGTGCTAGCTGTTCTAATACAGGTGTTTCTAAACCAGAGAAAGAAATTGCAGACTGGATTGCTGGATTAGGGTTGATAGCTGAGCGTTACAAGTTTGAAACCATAACCAATGGAAGAGAAATAGATGTGTATGTGCCAGAAAAGGGCATAGGTATAGAGTACTGCGGCTTATACTGGCATAACGAGAATAGTCCCTGGCCAAGAGATTATTCCAGTCATTTAAAAAAATTAAAAAAAGCACAAAGTGTCGGAATCCGACTAATAACTATATTTGAAGATGAATGGCTAAAACGCGGCCCTCAAGTTCGTGGTTTTTTAGCAGCTGCTTTAGGCAAGACAGATAAAGTCCTTGGAGCCCGCTCTTGCTTAGTAAAGTCTGTGGAAAAATCCATAGCTAAAAATTTTTTAGAGAAAAATCACATACAAGGAGCAGTTAATACTGAAGCATATTTTGGACTTTATAACAAAAATGAGTTGGTTGGCATAGTTTCTGGTGGAAAACATCATAGAGGAAATCCTGGCCTAGTTTTGAATAGACTGGCTTTTGCAAGTGGTCTTCGAATTGCTGGAGGGGCTTCTCGTTTAGTTTCTGCTTTATCTTCCTGGGGCAAACTGCAAGGTTTAACCAAACTCATTACTTGGAGCGACAATCGTTGGAGTGCTGGCAAAGTTTATGCTGCCTGCGGATTCGAGAAAAAAGCAGAGCTTCCACCAGATTATTCCTATGTCTACAAAGGCTTAAGACTACCAAAACAAAGCTGCACTAAAAAAGTTTTACTAAGCAGAGGGGCGGTCGGAAACACAGAATCAGAAATGGCTAAAAGTTTAGGGTATTCTCGAATATGGGATTGTGGTAAAATTCGTTGGGAAATAGAAATTCCATGATACATGTTTTTAAATAAACAAAGAACGTACATGCGCCTTTACTGGCTTAAAAGCAACCGCTAAGATCCGATTTCCTTCCGAGGACCCTCACTCGTGGATTGAAGTCCCTTGCTCTCATTTATACAAAAACCCCAAGGCTTACCCCTTGGGGTTTTTATTTTAAATGAACGGAAAGAATATACTCAAGCTCTTCTGGGTGTGCTCTTCGAAGTTCTTCGATTCTGGCACTGTCGGCTGGGGCTATGACGTACTTCTTATTCTTAATTGCGCTCAGCTTTGTTTTAACACTGTCCTCTGTCATGTAAAATCTTTTGCTAAATTTTTTGATCATCTCAGCATTGCCAGTCAAGTTTAATCTAACCATAGCTATGGCGCAATCTCTCGCTTCTTCAGGCCATCTTATTGAGTCTTTAGTAAATGCCACGATACCTCCATACAATGTCTAATTATCAAGAACGTACATGCGCCTTTACTGGCTTAAAAGCAACCGCTAAGATCCGATTTCCTTCCGAGGACCCTCACTCGTGGATTGAAGTCCCTTGCTCTCATTTATACAAAAACCTCAGAGACTATTTCCCAAAACTGACTCGTCACGAGAAGACTCTTGTGATGTATTTTTATGAGCTCGAGCTTATAAGCGCAGGCTTATACAAGGCCGAAAACCTGGCACACGATCACAGAAGGATGGCTTCGTACAAAAACTTCAACAAGCTTTCTGTTGAATATAAGTCTGCCAAGCTTCAAGCAGAGCACGATTTGCAAGTAGAGGAAGACTTGAACGAGTGCCTAGCAGAAAGACTAAAAGGAATCAGATGAAAAAAAATTATTACGGATTCAAGCACGAAGTAGTCGCAGAAAAGTTCAAAGGCGACCTGACCTACATAGGCGATTTCATGGTACGAGGCAACCTGTGGGCTGTTTACAAGAATGCTAAGCCGGCCTATGAGCTGGGTCATAAAGAATATATGCTCCTATGTACCACCCACGTTTCAGGAGCTACTCAAGAAGACATAAACACTAGCCGGTTTTACAACGGAATTTTGTGCCTTGAATGTGGAGAAATTTTATTCTCTTACTACCAGCACGATTACAAAACTTGCGGCTGCGCTAACGGCGCCATGGTTGATGGTGGCGGAGCCTACAGCAGGTTTGGTGCCAAGAGCCTAGACAGAATTAGGCAGATTCAGTATGACTGCCTTGAAAAGAAAATAGTCAAATAAAAAAGGCCCCCGAAAGGGCCTTAGTAAACATAGTATTTAAACTACAGTCTAGTTAGCTTCTTCTTCAGCTTTCTCCGTAGAAACCTTTTTTGAAGTTTTTGCTTCAACTTTGACAGGCTGACTGATCACAGGGGCTTCCACCTTTTGAACAATTGTTTCTGCTACTGGGCTTGAGTTCTTAGCGTCGATCGCGTCTGCAATCTCGTTAGCAACCTTGGCGTCGCCTAAAGCTTGAGCTAAAATTGATCGTGCTTGTTTTGATAACATGGTCTTCTCCTTGTTGGGTTAATTTCTATCTTCTACTAAAACAATACAATGGTGCGTATAGGAGCCCATTTTGGCCCCTAGCTCTACAGCTACATTCTCCATAATTCTTCCAATCATGTGAATATTCTTACTAACAATTATTAGAGCTTGAGCTCGCATTATGCCAGTGCAGTGCAAGCGATTGTCATCGTCTAAACGAAAGTATAGTTCGCGCAAACACTTCCACTCGCTGTCAGCTTCTAGCTTAATGCATGGAGCACAATGCTCTGTAAACGGTATAGTGAGAACTGCCCGTTTAGATTTAGGTTTTGTCTTTAAAGCAATCACTACGCGATCAATTTTGGCCTGCATGCCTAAGCTGTAATCGCCTTGACCTCCACCCCTTAAAGAAGAGAAGTGTTGGTAGGTCTCTGGCGTAGTTTTCTGAACGTCAATGTTATGAAGCGTGTAGGCCTCTAGTACTTCAATCGGAAACAAATCGGTTTCCATTGTGTAAGCTGTAGGGGACATGGTGTCGATTGTACCTATAAAGTTGTTGACTGCGCCGTTATTGTGGCGAAGCTGAAACTCCATAGACAAAACCATTTCGTGAATACTGTAGTACAGCGCAGTATTTTTCATTAGAAAACTGCGCCCTCTTTTTTTATTTTTAGCAATTCCTCTGGCCATTTTTTTTCGTAGAAGTTTTGAAGCAAAAGCTTTGCCTCTGCGGATGTTATAAAAATTCCTCTACCTGGACTGTCAAGACTTGGAAGTGCCAAGCTTACAGAATCAGAAGAGGACGCTTTGAAGTAAAAAGGATCAACATCAAAACAACGAATACCAATAAAAATCCTAGGCCTGCCTAGAGGCTCGACAAAATGTTCCATTCTGATGTTGTCAAAAACAATTAAACTTCCGGGCTCGTGAGGAAGATGTACAGTCTTATTCTCAAAAGTGTCGTACAGAGATGTGCCGCGAAACGTACCCTCATTCTTGTTCTCAATGTTGATGCCAAAGACGTACCGAGCATAAAGGGCTTCTTTAACAATAAAAGTCCTTTCAGACCCAAGTTCGTAAGCTGAATAGTTTCCATCCCTGTGCCTTCGTAGAAATTTAGAAAGGCCAACAAAATTTTGAGAATACATTTGCCAGTTTAGCATTTTTCGATGCGAAGGCGGAACCGGAAATCCAATCAAGTGCGAAAGCAAGCTATCGTGAAAGCGAAGAAGTTCAATTATTGGCGCAGAAGACGTAGTGACGTGGGGGAGATCGCTTTGCTCTCCAGCCTCTATCACCATGCTTGCGTAACTTTCTCTAGAGTCGCTTTTCATTGACGGATATACGGCATTTTTTTCAAGGTTTGGAAGTGTGTAATGCTCTGCGTTAAAGTTAGGTATCTCTTTCTTGAGTGCATCCCCTTCTTTTAAACTGAGAAACTCTTGAACATAAGCATATCCTTTGTCTTTAAGGTCCGAAGATACTGTGTCTAATTTTAATCTTTCTAAAAAGCTCACCATTATACTTCCCCTTCTCCGCCAATGTCATATTGGCTTAAAACTTTATTTACCTTTGCTTGAACCGCAGCAATTGAATCTGACTCCTGAACCTGGATGATTTGAAAATCAATGTCTCGACTAAAGCTGTAAAACGGAGACTGACGCATAGCTGCAACAACTTTTTCCTGAGTTTCCCTATTTTCCAAGCGCTCCACGACCTCGGTGCCGTCTTTAGAGGAACGAGAGGCTACTCGTTTTAACAACCATTCTACATTGTCCGGAATGAAAATTAAATGCAAGGCGCCGTATCTGCGCGCAATGTCTTTTTCGGCCAAAATCACGTCTCGGTGACATTGCTCAATAGCTGGCATACTCATGCCCTTTGCCAAAGCATAGGCTACGTGGCTCATAAGAGCACGGTCTTTGAGAACAACGTTTCCTTTAAATTCCTTCAAATTCTCTCGAGCAGTCTTGATGCCTTCTAAATCGGTCAGAGCAAACAGCTGCTCTTCTAGTTCGACGCTGTCTTTTGGAAATTTTGAATGAAGGAGCACTTTTCGCAAAGCTAATTGAAAATCGTCCGTTCCATCTCCTCCAAGAAGTCTGGTAGAGTGGATTTTAAGGCCCTTTTCGTTCAGAGACTTGGTCAATAGGTTAACTTGACTGGTTTTTCCGCAGCCGTCTGGGCCGTCTGCACAAATGTAGCGTATTTTTTTCATTGAATTTGCTCCTATATTTGAGGTTCTATCGGCCGGCCGAAGGCTGGTAATCTTAACCTGGACAGTATATCGGTGGAGGTGCCCCTTGAAACTGAGCTCAAAATTACTTAAAAACGTAGACGGCTTGAACTCGTTTGACCAAGCTTCTAGCTGGTCGATCAGTCAAGACTGCGACGCAGGTATCGGAGAAGACAAGGATCTTTACTTTATGATTGTGGACTTAGACCGTGGTTCTGACAACGCCTGCCCTCCTCGCTTTATGCCAGTAGGTACTGTGGTGACTCTGGAAGCTGCTTTCAACAATGCGGCAGGTTCAGATCCTATCGTAGTGGCAGCTACTCAGCCCTTCGCAGAGGATAAATCTATATGGAAGGTAGCTTTGACTTCTTCAATGCTTCCAGCCAACGGGATTGTTAAATTTGCTCTAACCATAGATGCTAAGACCTACAGATGGTCTGCTCTTGCAGCTATTGGCGTAGACAACAACGGCTCTTGCTGCTAAGGAGAAAAGATGTCTAATATTCCACCAGATGACAGCCAGGGCTCTCCCAAGTACATGCGGACCAAGGTTTTTCCTGTTCACGCTACAAAATCTGGCTTAAACCAGCGAACAGAGAAGCCTCTTACAGCCTCTAAGTTCAAAGACCGCTATCTTTTAGGTATACCTAAAGCAATGCCTAACGGAGACAAGCTTACAGATTCTATTCTAAACGACAAAATCATGCTCGCTATGAACGAGGTAGAGCTTTTGATCGGCATGCCGGTAGAGCCTCTTGAGTACGAGGACAGTCTTCCTTTTGATCTTAACCTTTACAAAAATTTTGTCCATTGCAAAACCTTGCAAGGACCCATTCAGTCTGTGCAGCAACTCTGTATTCGTTCTTCGGACGGAGTCAATTTGTTTAACATCCCACCTGAATGGATAGATCCGGGCCAGTTTGACAAGCGTCAAGTGAACGTAATTCCTTATCTTTCTTCTGCCGGTGTACTTGTATCCAACTCTGCGGGTGGTGCTGGTACATTCTTCTTAGCCACAATAGGCAGCTATCGCTGGTTGCCTTCCTACTGGACGATTAAGTACACTGCTGGTCTAGGCTGCGCTAACGGCGAGCTTCCTGTACCAGTAAACGATCTGATTGGCACAGTAGCTGCCATCAACATTTTAAGTCTTCTAGGACCAACAAATCAAGTCACTAGTCAATCTCTAAGCCAGGACAACATTTCTCAATCATCTAACTCTGCTGGCGTAAACCGCTATCAGCTGAGAATTGATGAACTAAAAGAACATAGAGATGAGTTAGTGAAGAAAATTAAGGGCATTTTTTCGCGTAAATACTACGCAGGAAGCCTCTAAGCTTATGAAGAAAGAATGGTTTTTAAAGAAATTTGAAGCCAAAGAAACGGAGCTGAAAAAGTCTCCGGCGCCATTCATTCCAAACGAAGAAGGCGCCTTTGCTAAAGGCAAAGTCAAGGCTATTGTCAATTATGATGCGCATCCAGAAAGTACAAAGAAAACTAAAACAGTAATGCTTCCAAACGGTCTTCGTTACGAGCGTCATGAACGCAAAGCCTCTGCAAAAATGCCAGGCGGTACTTTTCATTTACTATTTCATCCAAAGCATCAAGATCCAGTAGCTGCTATTGAAACTTACCACAATCATAACGACTACAACACAAAGTACCAGCAAGCAGCCGGAGTTGATAGCGTCCATGGAGACCACACAGTCCGAACCTCAAAAGTAGATGAAGAGCACAAAGGAAAAGGATACGGAAAGCAGCTTTATTCTGCAATTTTAGCTCATCACGTTCCTCAAGGAAACAAACTTTGGAGCGATGGTCAAGTTTCACCAAAGGCCCATGCTGCCTGGAAGTCCTTTAGAGGCAAACCAGGAGTCAGCGGTTACATTGGACGCTATCCAAAAAACCCTAATCGCAGCGATGTTCAAGAAGGTTCGTACAATCACGACGAGCTCAAAGAACACCCGCACTTTTTAATAAACGACAATCAGGAAGAAATAGCTTCTAGTCCCGAACACTTTCCTGCAGTAAAAGGTCTCCATTTTAGCGATCCTTACGCCGATAAGCAGGGTGGTAGATTAGCCAAGGCGGACGAAACGCAAGCACCAAAGCACAACGACACAATCAGACAGGTTGCACAATCCTACGCAGACAAAAAGGGCTTTAAGCTCGATCATGCAGCAACCAAGCTTAAAATAGATCCAAACCATTCGACAAAGCTGGCGCAGGCCTACGAAGGGATGAAGCACGACCCAGCTCACCCTCAAGTCAGAAGAGCTTACGATGCGTTGATAAACGAAACCAGCGATCAGTTTCACCATATTAAATCAACCGGCTTGAAGTTCTCTAAAATCAAACCCGACATGCAGAATCCTTACAAAAACTCAAAAGACCTACATGAAGATCTTAAGAACAATAATCACATGTGGTACTACCCAACAGAGCAAGGCTTTGGATCAGGTGACCCAGGTAAAGATCATCCTTTAATGCGTCAAACGGATCACAAAGACAATGAAGGGCAATTTATGCCCGCCAATGACGTTTTTCGTATAGTCCACGACTACTTTGGCCATGGTAAAGAAGGCTTTGGCTTTGGTGCAGCAGGTGAAGAAAATGCTTGGGCTCATCATAGCAAAATGTTCAGTCCCGACGCTCAAAAAGCTTTAACTAGTGAAACACGCGGTCAAAACTCATGGGTTAACTTTGGTCCTCATGGAAAAGCCAATCAAGCCAATCCATCTAAAACGGTCTATGCTCAGCAAAAAGCTGGCTTACTGCCCGATTGGGCTTTAAATCACGAACAAAAGGATCTTTTAGGCAAGAGCGAAATCACTTTGAGTAAAGGTGAAAAAGGCGACTGGAAGAAGGAAGGGTATACTCATAAAGTACATCCACCAAAAGTTGAAATGTTTAACGGCAAGCATGACATTACTGAACACAAAATTACTGCTCACAACAAAGATGGTCATAGAGTTGGTAGTTATCACTTTTCAGAATGGCCTGAAGCAAGCGAGCACAAAGGCTTGCTTCATACTACTTTCAGTGGAACAGACCCAGATCATCAAAGAAAAGGGCTTGCAACAGAAGCTTACAAACTTATTGAACACCATACTGGGAAAAAAGTTCACTCTGCTAATGGCAATCGTTCAGAAGATGCTAAAAAATTCTGGTCTCAGAAAAATAAACCTTTTGGAAAATCAGAAGAATTAGAAAAAGCTGTAAACAGTCCATCCAAGCATATAGGACTGGCCCGTCTTAAACAAATCAAGCAGGATCATAATCAAGGTGCTGGCGGTCAAGAATACGACGAGCAAGAACTTCACAATGCAATAAATGAGCGTTCTAACGCTCACGCAGAAAAGATGGTTCGCGATGCTAAAAGAAATGAGCACAAGCATCCAAACGAAGGCAAGGCCGACTACTCTTGGATGTTCAAGCAAAAGATGGCCAAAGGCGAACCTTTAGGTTTGTCTAAGTCTAACTACAAAGGCGGAGGTATAAGTCAATACAACGCCGCAGACAACGCTAGAAGGAAACAGACTCAAAACACTAGCAGTCAAACCGAAACTGGTATTCAAGGAATTAAGGTCAAAGTAGGAGCTAACGTAGGTGGCGAGCAAGGTAAAGACAAATTGAACCGTGAAGCCAAAGAGTTGGCTGCCAAAAACAGAAAACAGCCAGTAAACAAGCCACAGTTGTCAGACACAGAAAAAGCTAAAATTAACGCAGAGATGACGCTAAGGGCGCTAAAACAGAACCCTAAGAATAAGCTTGCAGCGTCTGAACAAATGTACCTTTCAAAGATGAGCAAGAGCGAACCTCTAGGTCTCTCTAAAGGTGAAAAAGGCGACTGGCAAAAAGAAGGGTATAAGCTTTCTTACCATCCACATCAAAACGACGAAAGTTACTTTAAGATCCATGCCCACGACAAAACTGGAAAGCATGTTGGCACCGCCGAATTTACCCACCATGATGACGGCAAACATATTCGCTCTTACGACGACGGCCAAAAATACGAAGATGCCAATGTCAGCGTCAACGTTCATCATGAACACAGACGCAAGGGTCTAGCAACAGCTATGTACCAGCATGCAGAAAAATCTACTGGAAAAAAGCTTAAAAATGTCGGCAAGAACAAAAGAACTTCTGACGGTCAAGCCCTCTGGGCTCAAAAAAATAAACCTTTTGGCACAAAATGATACGCATCAACACAAGACAAGTCTCAAAACTAGACGCCTCAAAAAGAGAATTTTAGCCTTCACTGCTTGTATACTCAACCTCTCTAAGTTTTCTTTGCCGAGCAGCAAAAACCATGGTATACTTAATTCATGGAAACTACACAAACGCAAAACAATAATTTCAATAAGTTAGCTACGGTAGTAGTTCTAGCGGTCTTGGCCTTCGGGTCCACTTCAATTGCTTCTCAGTTTGAAGTTGTTATGCTTCGTACTATTTCTTCAGTAGAGTCTAACAATGGTCGCTACACGAATCACGAAACAATTGAGACTGGCTTGAATGCTGGTACTTCTGCTTACGGCCAGTACGGCTTAATGCCAATCACTATTCTTGAAGTGGGCGTTAAAACTCCTTCTATTTTAAAAGAGTACCCTGAATTGGCTTCGCTTGAATTGAGTGAGCTTCATGATTTTATGGACGCCAATCCTGAGTTAGAGCTTAAAATAGCTAGCTCCCTCCTTCGTCGTCTTCTTAAAATCTTTGGGCAGAATCCTCAAGCTATTGGCTATGCTTGGTTAAACGGCATTACTGGTACTAAGCGAGCCCTCGCTGCAGGAAAAGACCTGAGCACTCATTGGCACGTCAAGAAAATTATGGCCGCCCTAGACAAGCTAGGCGGGTGGAGCAAGCCAACCAAGGACTTGTTTTGCTTGCAAAGCCTTATGCTGGCAGACAACCAACCTGGTGTCCCTTACCGTTAATCAAAAGAAGACCTAGGCCTCAAGAAATCTTAACTTTTTGAGGTGCCCATGCTTAGTCCCAATGAAATTGAAAAAATCGAAGAAATCGGTACGCTTGACGGTTCGCCCGTTAAGATGATCCTTACAAAGGGTGGATTTTTTGTAGCGGCCGGAAAACCGCGCGGCAAGAACACAGACGAAGCTTTGGCTGCAGGCTCTCATGGGGCAATCGTCCGCTTTAACGTAGAAAAGCAGTACGCTGGACGCTTCCAGCCAGCTCTCCGCAAGTCTGAGGGTGAAGCAGCTCCGGTTGTGCATGATCACACGCAGCTCCTTTCTAAAGAGAACTCTCTAAAAGGGTTCCGACTTTATACAGTAAATCACACAGACCGCGTTGAAGCGGTAATTACCAAGAACGGGAACCAAGTAATGATCCAAGAGGCACTGGCTAAGGGCGAAGAGCTCGAAATCCAGACAGACATCGGCATCACAGACGTCAAGAACGCAAAAGAGCTAAGCTCCGTAGCGATGAGTCTTGCTAGGGCCTTTGCTGAAGAAGCTACAGTATTAAAAAAAGAATACGTACAGGTTCAGACGCAAGCCAAAAGGATCAAGGCTTCCGATCTAAAGAAGGGATAAACCATGCCTAAAAAGGCCAAAGGCGAACAAAGAGTCGCTATCCCTCTAGAAGACAGCATACCTCAGATTTCCTTTAATCTGAATGCATTAGATAGTCTGCCTCGCCACCAAGGTCAGGAGTTTATTCATTTTAAAGCTATTTTGTCTCCCATCGGTCTCAGAGATCGCGGTGACTACAGACGCTCCGGCGAGCTAGATGTTCAAGCCCAGAATGGCTACATTTACAAGTGCGCAGGTCAAGTGACTGGCGCTCTAACCTCCAACTCTAAAGCATCAAAGAACGGAGACGGTGGCAAAATTGACAGTGCTACAGGTTACTTTTCGTGCGGACGCTTTTACGACGCAGACGGAGAGTACCAGAATGGTAACCGCATTTACTTCCAGCCAGGTGACCGTCTCTACATAAGAAACAAAGACATAGACATGAAAGTGGTAGGCGAACAGCTAGCAGACTACAACCCTGACAGACCCACCCAGCTACAATACCCAGCCCTCAAGGTCGAGTTTGTTATGGACGGAAAGGGTAAAGAATATTTTTGTGGAAAAGACTACAAGATAGACAAGGACGGCTGCCTAGAATGGAAGGCTGGCAAGGCTCCATACTTTGACACAGCCACAGGAAAAGGGGCGGTACTATCTGTCCGCTATCTATACGATGCTCATTGGTACATTTCTAGACTCATCCATGAGGTCAGAGTCTCCAACATTACTGGAGAAGACGGCGTTCGGCGTGAAGAGCGTATGCCGTATTACCTTGAAGTTGTTAGAGAGTACATTTACCACAACCGCAACAACGGCGACCAAACCAAACCAGACCCGAAGTTAGTCAAAGAAGACCAGTCTAGGGCAGTAGAAAAACCAGTAGAAACAGCACCTTCTCCCAAGCCATTTGTAAAGGTACAAATGTCTGACATAGAAGAAGAGTGATTCAATCTTACTGAAATGACAGGAGTGTTTCAATGAGAAATGCCGACCCACGTAAAATTAATAGAAAGCACAGAACGCCCAATAGTTCAGCGGGCGACGCTTTAAATAGAGCCTACAGCGATCAGGCCGGCGCCCTCAAGACATCTGATGTCGGCCACAAGCTTGAACCAATTGCTGACCCAAACACTGCTCCAGGATTCACTACAAACGCCACCACTGCCCGCAAAATTGGCATGGGTTGTACGGTAGCTGTCTGGGCCACTTCTGCTTCGACTGTAACTTTTGGAGCTGCTGGAGTTGCCTCTCTTGCTGCCGGAGTTTGCTCCGCAAATGGATCAGTTGGTATTCCTTTGGCAGCCAACACTTGGACCTACTTAAATTCCTTTCAGCACGAATGGATCATTACTGCGGCTTCTGCAATGGTTTTCATTGTAGCGGATGACACTTACGCCTCAGACAACGTTAAGAAGTAAGCATGAAAAAACAGGGTGAATTAGCAGCAACAATTTTAGGCGCTGACTTCGTGGAGAAACTCCAGAAGAACAGTGACGTGACGTTGCTTAAACCCGCTTCAGGTCTCCATATAGACGCCAACGAGATTGCGATTGCTTTAAACGTTGTACCTCGTTCAGTCCTAGGCTTCCTGGCAGCCAATATGCGTTCCATGCGCATCGGTGACAGCAAGACAATCAAGTTAGAACCTTTAATTGGCATCAACGCTGCTGGTCATTTAAGTGGATCGGGTGCGCCAAGCGAGCACGTTCTTAGACTTACAAAATTAGATAATGACATGTACAATGGCGAAATCGAAGGATCTGGCAAGATCTTAACCACTTTCAGGGGAAAGCCTCTTCCAGGAGTCGGTTTAGTTGTCATGAGCACTTATGAGATGTATGACGGCCACGCAGCAGAACCAGCCAAGCAAATAGCAGAGCAGCCTCCAAAAGAAGCAGCAGCAGTACAGCACATGATTAATCAAGAAATGGTTATAAAAGCCGGTATTATTTCCGAGCTAACTCTCCAAGAGATTCTTAAGTTGAGAATCCAGACCGAGATGGCTCTTAGCTCTTTACGAGCGGAGATAGTAAGCATGGCTGCACATAGATTAGAAATTTCACAAGCACCAACTGAAACAACTGAAACAGAATCAAAACTTAAACGCTTCCTAGAGAATCGCGAGATCAAAAAAAAAGAAGCTAACACCTTCAACATCATCCTAGCCAAGGGTGACTCGGCAACGTGCCCAGACTGCCGCCAAAACGTCCTACAAGATGGAACCTTCAACGGATGCGTATGCTTCGGAGAAGATAGAAACCGAAAGATCTTCCTCAAGAAGACAGAATCGGGAGTGCAGATCAAGTTCGCCAAGGGCTGGGACCCGGAGAACATGGAAATGCTTCTCGAAATTCTCAAAAGGAGAGGTAAATGAGCAATTTAAAAGCCTTAGTAGAAAAACTTAAAGCAGTGGCGGCGGAGGCCGAAGCAGCATTAAACCAAGAAGCAGGACAAGGACAAGCACAACCAGCAGCACCTTTAAAGAAAAAAAGCCCTCTCAGTAAGCCTGATTCTGCTCCTTTAAAAAAGGACGTAGGTCAAAGCACAGACGCAACAATGAAGGAAGGCCTGAATGAAGACTGCAGTGCCAAACCGGAACTTAAAGGGCAAACAGCCCCTGCCGCTCAGACAGACATGGCAGACCAAGCAGCAGACCAAGCTCCTGAAGAAAAGGATGCCCAAGCCATGGACGCAAGTCCTGAAGCAAACAGTCCTCCTGAAGAGCAAAAATTACCCCCTGACGCTGACGAGATCCCTAGCGATGAAATCAACCGTGACTCTCCAATAGGAGAGGATATGGACCAAGTACCTGGCACTGACGAAATGCCTTCTGTTGAAGAAGAAAACGGTGCTTCTCAAGCAGAAGATACTCCAGAGATGCAGCAAGAAAACGAAGGTGAAGCAGCTCCTCAAGAAGGAATGTGCTACCTTGCAGGCGACGGCGACAACATTGGAGCAAAGGTTGGTCAAGCCGTACTTAGCGACGACGTTGAATCTTTGCATTCAACAAGCCAAGCAATTAACGCTGGTCAAAATCTAGTAATGGATTGGTGCGAACAGAACGGTGGACGAGTTATCAGTGCTGGCGGCGACGAATTCGTTCTTGAAATGCCTAGCTGCGACCCTCAAGCACTAGAAGATCTACGATCACAATATGCTCAAGCTGTAGGTGCTACATGCACAATTGGTGTAGGTACCTCTATGTCACAAGCAGGCAAGGCGCTAATTGCCGGCAAGCTAAACGGCAAAGACCAAATTTGCAATTATGACGAATCAATCGAGCAACAACTTCAGTCTGCACACGAAGGTGCTCAGGCTGCTGGCGGCGAAGCTCAAAAACAAGACGACCACTATTTATCATCTATGTACCAAGATAAGAATCAAGCCCCTAACGAGCAAGAGCAAGCAGACGAGCCTGAACAGATGATCGACGCAGTAGCTCCTCCGGGAGAAGAAGCAGCTGATCAGAACCAAGAGCAGCAAGCAATGCTTGACGCAGTAGCTCAAGGTGGACAACAGGAAGGCTCCGAGGCCTCTCAAGATCCGGCGTTGAACGAAGCCGAAGAAGCTCCTGCTTCAGCCAATCAAGATCCCTTCCATGACGACTCAGACCCACGCAACCAGGACGAAGGTCAGCAAGACCCGTCAATGTCCGATGTGATGAACGACCAAGTTGATCGTGGCAACGGTGAAAACATCAAAGCCAAACTGGCCGAGATCCTTCAAGCTTTTCGAGCAGACCAGTCTTTTGTAGAAAACACACGCGAGGCCAACCCAGAACTTTACCGAGAAAGCATGGTCCTCCTTCAACAAATGATCAAGGTTGCCCGCATGGTAGGCCCTTCAGCAGCTCCAGCAGACGCAGCCCCTCAGCAGGACCCAGCAGCTGCCCCTCAACCAGGCAGCGAGCCTCAAGCAGAAGAAAAAGCCCCTTTTCCTCCAAAAAAGGATGCTTCTAACAAAGATGGAGCACCTGCGGCTGAAAAAGAAACCAAAGACAAAGATCCAAAAAAGCCTTTTTCTAGCGCCGACAAAAAGGACGAAAAGAAAGACTCTGAAAAGATGGAAAAGGCTGTTCAACAGCCTGGCGGCAAACCTGGAGAATCAAACATTGGCTCTATGGTTCGCACAGCTAAATTTAACAAAGAGTCTGGCTACCCAAAAGATGCCAAAAATACTCTAGAGCAAGCCAAGCAAGAACAGAAAAACGAACTCTACAGAACCAAGACTCAGCCTAAGCCAAACCTCCCTAAGTAAGGAGGCTCTGTGAGCGATCCAAAATACAGAATCGAAGTCGATGCAGCCGCAATGGCTGAAACGTTCGGCGAGCTAGCCAAAGAAGTAGAAGCAGCAATCGAGCAGGCCGTAAAGACCTCCTCAGCGATGACTTACGCTAAAGCCAACGAATTAGCAGCTGAAAAGCTGCGTTCTAGACGAAAAGACTATCAAGATGCGCTAAGCTATGAAGAGGTTGCCCCTGGAATATGGGTTGTGTCTCTGGACGAATCAGCGTTCTGGATTGAAGAAGGCAAGACCGCCGGCTCAATGGTGGACGATCTCTTACGTAAAAACCCCAAAGTATCCAAAGACGGTACCCGTTACAAGGTTATACCCTTTGACCACGGTAAAGCCCCTTCTCAGCAAACTAACAAAGCCAAAGAAATCACAGCACTTGTCAAAAAAGAGCTTAAAGCCCTTAAAGTGCCTTTTAAGAAAGTTGAATACAACTCAGACGGGTCACCCAAGCTTGGGAGAGTATTTTCTAAAAATATAGCCTCAGACAGGCCGACCAGCAAAGCAAAGTTTCCAGCCCTCAGCGGCCTTACCATCACTCAGCGAAAACTAGAGAGCGGCAAGATCAAGCGCGATGTAATGACTTTCCGTATTGTGACTGACCGGCATAAGGAAGAAGGTCTCTGGTTTCACCCAGGCATGCCTGGAGTCAAAATCATAGACGAAGTCTTTGCCTGGATCAACCAAGAATTCGACTCTAAGATTCTTCCTGAAGTTTTAGAACGGTTCAGGTAATCTTACCTTTATGGCTATAGTACAAGGCGATTTGCTCATAAAGAGGGCACTAGAATTAATGATCGAAGAGCTCGGAAAGAATCCGTGGCTTATTGAAGATGTTCTATCTGACGTAGTCACCGACCCTCTTTTGTCCGAAATTTACGGACAGAAAGAAGTAGACAACGCCAAAGAATGGTTTAAGAACAACAAGATCGCAGTGGTTATGAAGTACCGCAAAGATCAAATGCAGTTTCCGTGCGTTACCATTGCCATGGGTAGCTCTTCTGAATCAGAGAGCGACGCCCGTCTAGCCGATCAGTCTACAGAGGTTGAAGAGCTTACGCCAGAGAAGATCAACAAGCCTATTCCTTATGTAATAAAACCCTTCCCTGTAACAAGCTATGCGCTAGGCGTAATGGCTTTGCCAGAGGACGCAGACCTAAGCACGCTTGCCAAAGACATGCTCCTAATGGACCCAGCTACAGGAGACGCCTTTCCCATCAAGTCAATCTCCAACGCTGGAGTTGAGATAGAAGGGGCTCCAGCTTTGACGGCTACTAAGTACGGCATTATTCCCCAATACCGTTACTTCAGGGCTCGTCGTGAGATGGCTACCTTTACCGAAGCTTACACCATTGGATGCCATGTTGGGTCAGGCGATCCAGCTCCCCTTTTGTGGCTTCACTCTATAGTTCTTTACGGTCTCTTGCGGTACCGCGAGTCTCTTTTTGAAGCTCGTGGTTACCAAATTTCTTCAGTGTCTAGCACGGACTTTGTCCGCTCTACAGATTTTGAAATAGACAGAGATGCGGCTTTTTCTCGCTGGATTAACATGAGCGGCAAGGTCGAAAACACATGGCTTAAGACTCCTCAAAGAGTTATTGAAAGCACTGTACTTTCTGCAAAAGACGCTACAGGCGTAGTCAAGAGAATTAAGATCATGTCCAACCTAGATAACAACCCAGCTATAGCTGACGACTCCAAGCAAGATTCTTGGGGCACTGTGAACGAACCCAACCAGAAACGCACCTACACCAAGAGGGACCCGAAATGATTCAATTAATCTTATGTATTCAAATGAAAACTCCTGGCGCAAGGAATCTTTGTAAGCGTAGAGAGGTAGTGTAATGAAAGAAATAAGCTTTACAGCTCATCATCCCGATCACGGGCACATGACGGTAAAAGGGCACATAGATCCAATTCACGGCTTTCAGGCTCATGATCAATCTTACAGCCTACATGGCGACAGTGCTGTATCCGTTGGACCAGATGACGCTCATGGTGACCATGAAGGCGGCATTAACAGCCACATGCAAAAACAAATAAAAGCTCACGCCGAGTCTTTGGGTGCAGGCAATCATGAGAAAAAACCAGCATTAAAACTTGGCAATCCTTTAGGCAAGTCAGAGTACAGCCCGATTGAAGCAGCTATTGAAATTCTTAAAAAGAGTGCTGAAGTCCTTGAAAAAGCGGAACATCCAGTAATTGCTAAGTATAATGCCGCTCGTCAATCAGAGGAAGAAGCAAAGCTACAGACTCCTGAAGGCGAAGCCAAGCGTAAAGCAGGCAACAAAGCTAATGCCAAGAAACTTAAAGAAATGGGCAAAGCTGAGCTTGAAGACTCAAACGACGGCAAAGTTGAAGAGATCAAGACTAAAAAAGCCGACGACAAAGAAGAAGAGAATGACACTGAGAACGCAGACGGTACCAAGAAAATGGACAAGTCTGAATCAAAGCTTAAAAAATTCATCGCGTCAAGGAAGAAGTAATGAGTAATAAAAAGAAGCTGACACGTGACGAGCAAATTGAAGACATCCAAGCCAAGCTGGAAGCAGCTAGGCAGAAACGTCTTGCTTTGACTCAGAACGCGCAAGCTTCAACTCAGTCTCAAGAGACAGACCTTAGGGTCCGTTTTCAAGAGTACTGGGCAGGCGCTAGACGCCAATTCGGTCGTACTGATCGTGACCTAGAGGACGTACTCTGGGCTCACTTGAAGGCAATCGAGCATACAGAAGAACCTAAATTTGAGGCCGGTGTGTTGCACTTCGGTCTTAAAAAGTTGACCTAATCTTGACAAAGTTAAAAGGAGAACGCTAATGAGCCTTAGACTAGCGGAATCATTCGTAAACACTAACGTACCCGGCGCGTATACTGACGTAAAAGTCCAGTCTACACCTGTAGGTATTGGTGCTTCCGGTAATATCTTAATCATCGGCGAAGCTGATGGCGGTGCTGACTATAGCGCTGAAACCCTGAAGGATAATTCCTTCGGCCCTAGCCAGGTTGACAAAGTCGCTGCCAAGTATATCTCTGGCCCGATCGTCGACGCTATGCGCGCTATCAGTGCTCCAAGCAATGATACCGACATTGCTGGTTCGGCAAGCCGAGTTTTCATCTTGAAAACAAACGGTTCAACTAAAGCGCAAGCTACTGTTGACACGGATTACGGAACTCTTAGAGACCAGAACTTTGGTCAAGGCGGAAACGCTTTTTCTTACAAAGTTCTGCAAATCACTGGTGAGACTGCTCCCACTGTTACGAGCTCAGCTCTGACAATTGGCGACGGATCTATCTTTGATGGTCTTTCTTTCTCAGTTCGTCCAAACGGCGGAGCTGCAACTGTCATCACATTGTCTAGCACAATGGCGAATCACGACACTGCTGCTGAATTAGCTGCTGAAATTAGTGCGCTTCTGCCTGCCGGCATGACTTGCATTGCTCCAGACGCTGCATCAATCAGAATCTCTCTTGCTGTTGACAACTCGGCTTTCCGTAAAGGAAACGGTCGTTCTTTTGAACTGATCGATTCTACTCCGGGTGACCTTGCTGCTTTAAACGTAACTGCCAACCTGATCGTTTCTGCTACAGAACCATCTATAGAGATCAACGTTTTGCGTCCAGACCTTAATGCCAACGAGCTGCTTGATGCTTCCGCTGACATTGCTTTGACAATAGGGTACCAAGGTACTACTGCTGTCATGACGATCTCTGGAAACACACTGACCACCACTGTAACAGGTGGTTCAGGCGCCAACCAAACGATCAACCTTTCTCAGATCCCAACCATCAAAGCTCTTTCTGACCTGATCAACTCTATGGCGGGTTACTCTGCTTCAGCTGATACTGGTTCGACTTCTTTGAGTACAGCGGTCCTTGACCGTGTAACTGCGATTGGTATCTGCTCTTCTGGCGTATCAAAGCAACCAGGAAGAGTCAAAAAGGCCGCTTATAGCTTTCAAAAAGCTTTAAGTACTTCTCGCTACCTTAGCTTCTCTCCGACAGCAACAGCTGGCTTACCTGCTCCTTCTGCATCGTACTCGTACCTTGCTGGCGGATCTCGTGGAGCTACAACTGCGGCAGACATCGTAGACGCTTTAACAAAAGCTGAAGGTGTTTCGGTTAACTTTGTAGTACCATTGTTTTCGCGTGACGCTTCAACCGACATCGCAGACGGTGCTACTGACTCTTCTTCAACTTATACAATTGACGCTATCCATGCTTCTGCAAAGAACCATGTGTTGAAAATGTCTTCTGTAATGATGAAGAAGAACCGTATTGCAATGCTTTCTAACAAAGGAACCTACGCTCAGTCTAAGGCTAAGTCTGGTACCGCTGCTTCTTACCGCGCCACTATGGCTTTTCAGGATTGCGCTCAGACAAACAGCTTCGGCCAAGTAGTCACGTACCAACCTTGGTTTGCTTCAGTAGTAGCTTCTGGTATGCAGTCTGCTGGCTTCTATAAAGCCATCGTTAAGAAGTTTGCTAACATTATTTCTTACGTCGATCCTGCTGGATTTGACTCTGGTAACCCTGGAGACATCTCTGACGCTCTTGACGCAGGTTTGTTGTTCCTTGAAACTCCATCCTCTGGAGTTCGTTGGGTATCTGACCAAACTACTTATGGCTTTGACACAAATTTTGTGTATAACAGCTTACAAGCAGTTTACGGTTCAGACATCTTAACTTTAGACTTTGCTGACTCTCTTGAGAAGGCCTTTGTTGGTAAATCACTTGCTGACGTTGATGCAGCTACTGTTGCTTCATTCATCACTGAGAAAATGGACGGTTACAAGAAATTGAAACTGATCACATCTTCTGACGACGCACCACTAGGCTACAGAAACGTAAACATCGAAATCAACGGCCCAGTTTTGCGTGTAAACGTAGAAATCAAGCTTGCGACTGCGATCTACTTCATCCCGATCACAATCGAGATCAGCCAGGTTCAACGGGCTGGGTAACACCAGTTCGTCACTAGGAATATAGGAGAATAGGAATATGGCAAAATCAAAAACAATGGTAGGCAGCAGAGCGAAGGTGTACGTGAACAATGTTCTCGTAGGCTTGTTTGACTCTTGTTCTTACTCTGCAAACATAACTTCAGAAGCGATCCATATTTTAGGTCGCTTCTCCCCTGACGAAGTCACGCCGACTGCTGCTGAAGCAGTCACGATCGATTGTTCAGGCTTCCGCATCATTGGTCAAGGGGCTTACCTTTTACCTAAGATGCCACGCTTACAAGACTTGTTAAACTTAGACAAGATCACGATCACAGTAGTAGACCGTCAAACAGGCGAGACTATCTTGACAGCAATTGGCTGCGTACCTACACGTTACTCGGGTGGATACCAGGCTAAGGCTACTTCTAAAATTTCTATCTCTTACATGGGCACTAAGCTTATGGAAGAAGACGGAGATCAGGACGAGCAAGACGCTACTTCGCTTCCTCAATAATTCTATATAGATAGATAGCCTCTTTTATAAAAGAGGCTTGATCTTCATCTTCTTCGATAATCTAGTAAGTATGAAGAAGTTAACCTTAGAAGAAATACAACACCAGACTTTCTTAGAAGGTCATCAACTCCTCTCTCAAGAATACAAAAACAATAAATCCAAGCTGGCGTTTACCTGCCCTGCTGGCCACCTCTACACCGCTGCTTGGTGCGATTTTCAAGCAAAAAAGCGCTGTAGGTTATGCGGCATCAAGAAAGCCCACAAGGGTTGTAAAAAGTCTCCTGAAAAAATTTCCGAGCTGCTAGAAAAGCGCGAATATACTCGCACTGCTCAAGAAGAATACATAAACAACAGAACAAAAATAAAATTGCGCTGCTCTAAAGGGCATGCGTTTGCCTCCGACTGGTTACACCTTCAAGCAGGGCATGGTTGTCCTTCTTGCTTTTCTTTGATTAGCAAACAGCATAAAGAAATTGCTGAATACGTCAGAAGCCTAGGAGTAGGTTGCGAGGACAATGTTCGAAACGTAATAGACGGCGAACTAGATGTCTATATTCCAACAAAGCGTTTGGCTATTGAATTAGACGGGCTTTATTGGCACTCAGAAAACAGAAAGCCTGACATTAAAAGTCGAAATCGAGCAAAGTTAGTCAGTTGTCGAAAGCACAAGGTAAGCCTCCTTGTTGTGTACGAAGACGAATGGAAATCCCTTGCAAAAAGAAAAATAGTCCAGGCTATGATTCGCTCCCGTATAGGAGTTTTTGATCGAAAGCTGCGAGCTTCGAGTCTCGACCTGAGAACTGTTGCAGTTAAAGACCGGCGAAACTTCTTTGAGGCTTCTCATATAGATGGAGATGTTCCTTCTAAAAGCGCTTTTGGCTTGTTTTTTGAAAATAAATTAGTTTGTTGCTTAAGCTTAAGGTGGAATACTAAATATGGATGCTTGGAAATTGCGCGCTTTGCCACCCTTCCAGGAACAACGGTTCACGGAGGCCTTGGACGTCTGTTAAAAAAAGTTGAAGGACGCCTGATTACTTATTCCAACAATAGAGTAGGAGACGGCAAAGCCTACGCTGCATGCGGGTTTGCGCTGGCAGACAAAGAAGAGCATCAAAGCTATTGGTATACAGATTTCAAAGAGAGAGTTTGGCGTTTTCGGTGCAGAAGAGTATCTGAACCAAGCGTTCTTTTACTTTACCCTTCAGAGAGCGAACAGGCCTTAAATGGGGTTTTTTCGTATCTTTTCAAATCCAAACGAAGAGACGTCTTTAAAATCTGGGACTATGGGCATCGCCTATGGGTCAAAAACTAGTCTGTATTTTAGAGTGCCAATCTTTATTGAGTTCGCGGCATGGGTCGTGAACTTAGGTTAGGACAGGTATGGCACTTCAGAAAAAGTGGGAAGCAATTTCCGCCGCTCTATTTACACTTGGTTCACGCAAAGGCGAGATCATCTTGGCTCCATTGCCGGCGAACCCGTATCGTGTAAAGATGAAGATCACCCTTAGCCACCCCACTAACCCTGTTAAAAACTTCATAATCAACCGCGTCGTCTTGAATTCTCTTTTCTTAGGCGAAGAAAAAGCACCTATTACTGATCGCGCCGATCTCGCAGGGCAGGGCTACAATGCTGGCGGTCTGACTGCTGTGGTAGCTGAGCAAGACAAATCCATCGTAGACGCAGGCGAGATAGACCAGTACACTTACGAGCAGGACCCGGTCAACGCAGAACGAGCTATTCTCGTTGACTCTCTCGGACGACCTTACTCTATTGAAAACCCGCTTCCATCTAGCGCAACAATCAGTGGTGACGTCACAATCGGTGACATTGATCTTGAAGCTTTTACTTCGACCCCTGACAACGTTTTGTCTGTTGGTTCAGACGATGGCACCAAGACAGGCGTTAAAAGAGCTCATAAAATTGGCTCTGACGGCAAACTAGAAGTTAAGGATACAACGGCAAAAACCGTTCTTGACGCAATTGTTTCTGCTCTTGGTACTACTTTAAAAGTGGATGACGATGAAACGCAGTCTTTGCTCAGTGCTATTGGGACTCTGTTGTCTGGCACTTTAAAAGTGGATGACGATGAAACGCAGTCTTTGCTCAACACAATAGCTACTGCGCTTAGCGGAACAATCACCGTCTCTGATACTGCTGTAGCTGCTCTTTTAACGGCAAGCAATAGCATTTTGACTTCTATAAACACTCAATTAACAACCGGCACTCTAAAAGTAGATGATGATCAAGCGCAAACCATCTTGACAAACATCTTAACCCAGCTGAACTCTGGCGGCATTACCATAGGCACTGAAGATGGAACTCTGACCGGAGTGCAACACGTTTTTACAAACAATTTGAGAAAAATGATAACCGGAGCCCACAACTCCACACCGACCATCACTTGGCTGGACATTGCAAGCAAGAAAAATCGCAGAGCAGATAAAATTGAATGGACATCATCTACCTTTCCAGGGTTTACCGTAAGAAAGCAGTTCAGCTACACTTTAGCTGGCGGAGATTATGTGCCAACAACAACCGGAACTTGGTCAATAATTTAAGGAGAAAAAAGTGAAATACGCAAAAGCAGATCTATTATCGAGTGTTGTAAGTGTTTACGATCAAACAAAAACCACAATTCAAGGAAGGGTTTTTGCAAAAACCGTAAACAGTAAAACTGTTTTAGGCCCACCTCTCAATAAATTCGTTGACACGATTACGGATACTGCTGGTGCAACTGTTCCAATACTTTCGTACTTGTCTCCAAACGGACGACTATTTTCTGTAGGCGCAGAGTCTCTTGGACTTTTTTTTATTAGTTGTCATGAAATGGATATGGCTACAGGTGCTAGAACCTACATTGGCCAAATTCGTTTTTCACTTGCAGATAGCGCCGCTACAACGCACATCTTCAGAGGATTGAAAGTTATAGATACTGGAAACACTGGTTGGAAAATTTTTATCGCTACCTCTGGTACAGTGCTGATCAACGGAGGCTTATTTTGCGCAAACAAAATAGACAAGGCAGACTTTATTCCTGTAGGCTCGACTTTGATACCGTTTGCTACTGGAAACGATCAAAAAGCAGTCTATTTCTTCCAAGACCCAGCAAACATCGGTGCTGCGCAATTAAACATTGCACCTGCCGCCATCCTGCTTGATAACCCCAACAACAAAATCTATTGCCATAACGGTGTATCAGCTACGCATCAATACTATATATACGACACTGCAATAGCACCTACCTTTGCAACAGCAAACGTTTCGATTTCCGTTGCTTCTCCTGGAGTTGTGTCAGATGCTGGACATACTTTTGAGGTTAATGCCCCAGTAACAATTACGGCTGGAACAGTGCCAACTGGCTTAGTGGTTGGTACGGTTTATTATGTAAGAAATCCTGTTGCAGGCGTTAGTTACGAACTTTCTCTAACTACTGCTGGCGCTTCAATCA